AGGGATCTTCTAATGCACTAGTAAAGTTTTTAAGTTATAAGCAATTGCCTTATTCTGAAGAAGAAATGTTTGTTGTTTCTTTTAAACCAAGAATGACAAAGGCTGGAAAGAAGATGGCATCTTTAACCTTAGCAGACACAGGCAGAGAACTTCACTCTGTAACTGTATTTCCTACTGCTTTTCCTAGAGCATACATGCACATTGAAGAAGGTAAGTCTTATAAGTTTAGTTTTGGTAAAACAAAAGATGGAACAGTTACATTGGAGGATATACATGTTTGATCAATTAGCAGAAAAAATACACGCAAATGCAGTAGAAAAAGGTTTTTGGGATCGTCCAGCAGATGAGATTTTTGTAACAAAACAAATGATGATGATCGTATCTGAAGTTGTTGAAGCAATGGAGGCATTAAGAAAAGAAATGGACCCAGATCAATTATCAGATGAGTTTGCAGACATCATAATTCGTACCCTAGACCTTTATGCAGGCATGGAAAAGGCAGGGTATGTAACTAAATCATTAGATTCTGCAGTTAAACAAAAAATAGAAAGAAATCAAGATAGACCAAAGAAGCATGGGGTAAGATTTTAATGGCAGTCACAATGGAAGAAGTATTAGCACAGTTAGACCCTAAACTAAGAAAGAGACTAGGTAGTGGTGTTGGAGTAAACTTTGAGTATCAGCCTACACCTAGTTTTGGATTAAACCGTGCTCTAGGCGGAGGACTGCCTTACGGACGACAGGTCCTTATCTGGGGATCAAAGTCTTCTGCAAAGTCCTCTATGTGCCTTCAGATGATTGCTATGGCACAAAAAGAAGGCAAGGTCTGTGCATGGATTGACTCTGAAATGTCATACTCTGAAGACTGGGCTGTAAAACTTGGGGTAGATCCAACAAAACTAATCTACTCACAAGCAAGAACTATTAGTGACATGGTAGACGTAGGGGTTGGACTAATTAATGCTGGTGTTGACTTAATCGTAATAGACTCAATTACATCAATGCTTCCTGCAATATACTTTGAAAAAGATACAGATGATATGAAGGCATTAGAAAATACAAAGCAAATCGGAGCAGAGTCTCGTGACTTTAGTAATGCTTGGAAGATGCTTAACTATGCAAACAATAAGGTTAAGCCAACTTTACTTGTACTTATTTCTCAGTCTCGTAATAATATTAATGCAATGTATACTAGCCAGCAACCTTCTGGGGGTCAGGCTACTAAGTTTTATTCTTCATGCGTTATTAAATTGTTTTCATCAGAGTCAGACAATCAAGCACTTAAAGGCAAGATTAAGGTAGGAGATAAACTAATTGAAGAAAAGGTTGGTAGAAAGATTCGTTGGGAACTACAGTTCTCCAAAACCTCTCCAGGGTTCCAATCTGGTGAGTATGATTTTTATTTTAGAGGTGACGATATTGGTATTGATGCCATTGGTGATTTGGTTGACACAGCAGAATCAGTAGGACTAGTTAATCGCACTGGTGCTTGGTATCAATTAGATGATGGCACAAAGGTTCAGGGCAGAGATGGTTTTATTAATCGTGTTAGAGAAGATCTTGATTTACAACAAAGTCTAAGAGATAAGTTGGCCAATGGCTGAAAAAGATTTTACAGTATATCCTGGAAAGTTTCCATGCAAGAAATGTCATGAAGAAGTATCTTCTTTAAGACTTTGGACTGCATCTGGAGATGCTACCTGGATGTGTTCATCAAAACATATGTCCAAGGTTTCTTTGATTCCACAAAAGAAAAAGAAAAAGGATTTTGAAAATGAGTGAAAAATCAGAATCTAAAAGACTTGGGGCAAAGCAACACAAAAACTCTGGTAGAAATAATACCAAGGGAGATGCTTCTTGGAATAATTTTGTTTTAGATTTCAAAGAATGCTCTAAATCATTTACATTAAACCAAGATGTGTGGGCCAAAGTAACAACAGATGCCTTAAAAAAAAGCATGGATCCTGCACTTGTTATCGTACTTGGCGAGGGTACACAAAAGGTAAGACTTGCTATAATAGAATTAGATATGTTAGAACAGTTAGTAGAGGAGAATAATAATGACAAGTGAAGGTCCGCAAAAAACAACACTAGAGCAAGTTAATGGTTTGGCAGAAATTGCTGAATATATGGATGATGAAGAGTTAACGACGGCTCTTACTATGATTGCTAAGATAATCATTAAACCAGACATCCCAATCCAGGTAGCAAGCCTTGAGATCGTTAGACTTCAGGCTATAGCAGCAAAGATGGCTTTAAAGGCTACATGGATGGCAAACGTTGATAAAAGTGACAGGGCAAAGAAAAATATTTACTATACCGCAGCAGAATCAATCAATGATTTGGTATCAGCATTAAAATACATTATGCGCTAACCTGCTATACTTATATAAACAAGGGATGATAATGACTAAAAATTTACTACAGCAAATAATGATTAGAGAACCAAAGAAGATAGAGATTATAGACACTCAGGCATTGATTGAAAAGATTCAATCAGGCTATACAGTTAAGCGTGTAGATAAATTTCAAACAAAGAAAACTTTTGCACCATCAACAATTGCATACTCTCATGGTGAGTGCCCAAGATATTGGTACCTTGCATTTGAGGGTGCAGTCTTTGAGGATAATGCAGATGCTTATGGAGCAGCAAATATGACTGCTGGTACTAAGTCACATGAACGAATTCAGCAGGCTATGATGGATTCTGGTATTGCAGAAATATATGAATCAGATGAAGGTCCAACAACAGAGTTTAAGATTATTAACAATGATCCGCCTATCTTTGGTTATGGTGATGCCATGATTAATTGGGAGGGTGAGCAGATTGTTGGAGAAATTAAGACTATGCTCAATGAAGGTTTTGAGTATCGCAAGAAAGCGTTAAAGCCAAAGACTGGTCACTTAATTCAATTACTTATTTACATGAAGATTCTTAAAAAATCAAAGGGTGTGTTGATTTATGAAAACAAGAATAATCATGAGTTGCTAGTTCTTCCAATAGAAGTAACAGATTATTATCGTCAATGGATTGACGAAACATTTCAATGGATGAGAGATGTTCGTAAAACATGGACAGATAAAACACTACCCACAAAAAACTACAGATCAAATTCAAAAATCTGTAAAACATGTCCAATTCAAAAAGCATGTGAAGATGCTGGCACAGGGGTAGTAAAACTTAAATCCCTGGAGGGGCTCAGTGAAGTTATGTAGTGTATGCGATACATCGTTTAAACCTAAAGTAACTTATCAAATTTACTGTACCAAGGTTTGTAGAGATATTGCAACTAGAGAAAAAATTATAGAAAGATATAATGTAACTAAAAGACAGAAGCGAAAAGGAAAGAAGCGTTTATGTTTAGGTGGTTGCAATCAAGAACTTTCTATATACAATGACTCTGGATTTTGTTCAAATTGTAATGTTAGCGAAAAAGCAGTTGCAAAAATGTTAAAAGAGTTGAAAGGCTATATTGAGTATGAGCAAGACTAGATGGGGAGCAGAAGCACAGCCAAAAACTATTTGTGCTATTGATGCTAGTACTAATAGTCTTGCCTTTGCTTTATTTGTTGGCAATGAACTTGAAAGCATTGGAAAAATTTCTTTTGAGGGAAATAATATTTATGAAAAGGTTATGGATGCTGGCAAAAAAGTAAAAGCCTTTTTTGATATTTATGGTGGTTTTGAAGCAATAGTTATTGAGCATACAGTATTCATGAATAGTCCTAAGACTGCTGCTGACCTTGCATTAGTTCAAGGTGCAATTCTTGGATCAGCAGGACAATCTGGAACTAAAATAATTGGCAGAGTTTCTCCAATTACTTGGCAAATTTTTATGGGTAATGGGAAAATATCTAAAGAAGAACAGTTACTAATACGATCTCAAAACCCTGGAAAGTCTGATTCATACTACAAGGCTCACGAAAGAATGCTTCGTAAAGAAAGAACAATTAAGTTTATTAATATTAATTATGACAGAACAATTACAGACAATGATGTTGCAGATGCTTGTGGAATTGGTCATTGGGCTGTAAAAAATTGGGACAAGGCGATAGGAGAAAGCAAGTAATGCCAGAGTTAAATGCAAACATACCACCAATTGAATGCTATGTGCGTGGTAATTTTTTAAGAGATCAAGAAGATAGCCATGACAAATATTTTCCATGCGTTATCTTTGGTGTTTCAAGTATTAAAAGTAGGAGTCCACTTTTTCATTTTTTAATGGAGGATGGAGGAATTTGGTGGAGAATGCCAATCAATGCTTTTTGTACTAAGCCAGGAGTTCCAGAAGAACCAATTCATAATCTTGTTTTATGGAATTCTTTTAGCCCTTACGTTTCTGTTACAAAGTTTGAAAACCTAAGTAATATGAGAATGTCATACATTGACAGAACAAAAACAAGTATTCCTGGAACTTATCTATTTACTCTTGACTGGCATAACCCAGAAACAAATATCCTAGATGATGGATATTCTGAAAATCCAGGCCAGCATAAGTGTGGACATGTAATTCAAAGAGATGATGGAAACTTTGCAATCCAGCCTAATAATCGGGTAAGGCTAAAAGAGCCATCATTTGTAACTAAAAAAGATCTAGTAATACAAAGACTTATAAATACAAACAAGTGGGATGTTGAGAGTTATGATAAATGGATGCTTGAAGACTCAAACGCCTATGATTATGATGTTATTGATACGGAAGTTGACAAATAACGCCATGCCTGCTAAACTATATACATCAGAAGTCTATATGCGTAAGCGCTATCTTATGGATAAAAAGACTCCAGAAGAGATTGCAAAGGAGTGCGGAGCCAGTGTTGAGACTATCTACGTATACCTTGCTAAATTTGGATTAAGGAAATCAAAAAGATGAAAAAAATTAAATATCTTATGTTTATATTATCGTTAGTAACTGCAGTAGGATTTGTAACTGCAATATCTGCACTTAAAAATATTCCAGAATCTTTTGACTGGAACCTAGAGGAAGATGAAGATGATGAGTGACAATCTTCACATTACTGTTGATCAGGTAAACCATCCTGTTCATTACACATCAGATCCTTCTGGGGTTGAATGTATTCAAATTACTAGGCATAGAAACTTTAATGTTGGAAATGCATTTAAGTATCTTTGGAGAGCAGGACTTAAGGATGAAGAAAAAACTATTCAAGATTTAGAAAAAGCCATTTTTTATATTAAAGATGAAATAAATAGATTAGAGGGAAAGTATGTCAAGTGAGGCAGAACTTATTCAACATCTTGACGAAGTTAATCAAGTAGTTACCGAATATCTAAAGGGCAACGATCCAACTGTTATATCTAAAGAACTAGACATTCCAAGAACTCGTGTTGTATCTTTAATCAACGAGTGGAAGGTTATGGCATCTGCTAATGATGCAATCCGTGCTCGTGCTAAAGAGGCTTTAGTTGGAGCAGATACACACTATACAAAATTAATTACAAAGGCTTACGAAGTTATTGATGAAGCAAGCCTATCAACAAACCTTACAGCAAAGACTGCTGGAATTAAATTAGTTTTAGATATTGAGTCAAGAAGAATTGATATGCTACAAAAGGCTGGACTTCTTGAGAATAAAGAACTTGCAGAAGAGATGATTGAAATTGAAAGACGACAAGAAGTTCTTGTTGGAATCTTAAGAGATATTGCTTCAGAGCATCCAGAGGTCCGTGATATTATCATGAAGAGACTTTCTGCTATTGCAAAAGAAGGAGAAGTGATTACTGTTGTCCACGATGTTCAATGATTTTCTTGAAGTATTAAAAGAGAATCACTTTGTTGAAACTCCAGTTGACGTAAAGACATTTGTCCAGTCACCTGACTATCTTGGTCAACCACTTTTATCTGATATTCAATACGAAATAGTAGAGGCAATGAGCCAGATCTATCGTAAAGAAGATCTAATAGACATTATGGGAGATGTTGAAGGAACTAAACACTTTAATAAATACACCAAAAATGAATTGATTCTTCAACTTGGCAAGGGTAGTGGAAAAGATTTTATCTCAACAGTAGCATGTGCATACGTAGTATATAAACTACTATGTCTTAAAGACCCAGCAATTTATTTTGGTAAGCCTGCAGGAGATGCTATTGATATTATTAACGTTGCTGTTAACGCACAACAGGCTAAGAACGTTTTCTTTAAAGGCTTTAAAACAAAGATTGAAAAGTCACCTTGGTTTGCTGGAAAGTATAATGCAAAGGCTGACTCAATTGAGTTTGACAAAGCAATTACTGTTTACTCTGGACACTCAGAAAGAGAATCTCATGAGGGTTTAAACTTGCTTATGGCAGTACTTGATGAGATTTCTGGTTTTGCAAGTGAGGTTATATCTGGAAATGAACAAGGAAAGACTGCTGACAATATCTATAAAGCATTTCGTGGAACAGTAGACTCTCGTTTCCCAGACCTTGGTAAGGTTGTTTTGCTTTCATTTCCACGCTATCAAGGTGACTTTATTTCTCAACGATATGAATCTGTTATTGCTGACAAAGAAACCATTGAACGCAGACATACATTTATTATGAACGAAGACTTGCCACACGAAGATCCAGGCAATCAGTTTGAAATTTCCTGGGATGAAGATAACATACTTCAATACAAAATTCCAAGGGTATATGCATTTAAAAGACCTACATGGGATGTAAATCCAACTCGTAAGATAGAAGACTTTAAACTAGCATTTTATACAGACCTTGGTGATGCCATGATGCGTTTTGCATGTATGCCAACATATTCATCTGATGCTTTCTTTAAACAGATTGACAAGGTTGAGAAGTGTATGAACACCAGAAATCCACTAGACTCATTTAGAAGGTTTGATGAAACCTTTGTACCAGACCCAGAAAAAACATATTATATTCATGCTGACCTTGCACAAAAGCACGATAAATGTGCGGTAGCAATTGCTCACGTAGACAAGTGGGTAAATATCCAGGTAATTAAAGATTACGAACAAGTAGCACCAATTGTAGTAGTGGATGCAGTTGCCTGGTGGGAGCCAAGAGCAGAAGGCCCTGTTAATCTATCTGAAGTTAAGCAGTGGATCATGAACCTACGCAGACAAGGTTTTAATATTGGCATGGTTTCATTTGACCGTTGGCAATCATTTGATATTCAAAATGAGTTACAGGCTGTTGGAATTAGAACTGAGACGGTTTCTGTTGCTAAGAAACATTATGAGGACTTGGCCATGATGATTTATGAAGAGCGTGTTTCTATCCCAAGAATACCTATCCTATTAGAAGAAATGTCAGAACTTAAGATTATGAAAGGTAATCGTGTAGATCACCCCCGCAAAAAATCTAAGGACTTGGCTGATGCTGTAACTGGAGCGGTATTTGGAGCAATATCACACACACCAAAGAATAATAATACTGAGATAGATGTCCATACTTGGTCTTCTTCTGCACGACTTGCAGAGAAAGACAGGGGTGTGGTAGAATTAGATAATCGGAAAATGCCTGACGATGTTAGGGATTTTTTAGATGGTTTTAATTTAATTTAACTTTCTGGTCATTGGATCAGACAAAACTAACAAGGAGAAATAACGAATGAATTCATTCAAGAAGATCGCACTAGCCGTGGTTGCAGCCATGACTTTGGGCATGGTCGCAGTAGCACCTGCAAATGCTACAGTAATGACAGTAGCGGTAACGCTAGATGGAACAGCAAATACCACTAATGGTGTAATTGCTACCCCTGCCACATTACCAGTCCCAGCAGATAACACAATCGATGCAGCAGATGCACTACGATTTGTAGCAACAGTAGCAGCAGGAACATCAGTTTCTGCAGTAGCAACCAACGCAACAATCGTATCAGCACTACACACATCAGCAGCGCCAGTCGGAGCATCGTCAGGATCATCATCTTTGACAATTGCAACAGGCACTGGAACAACTGCAACATTCTTTGTCTACACAAAGACAACAGCAATTGGTACCGTTGTAATTAACAATGGCGGAACAACTCTTACATACTATGTACAGGGTACTGCTGGAAAGATTAATAACCTAACAGTATCTGCTCCATCAGCAGGTGCTGCAGGAACTAAGCAGGATATCGTTGTAACTGCAACAGATGCATTTGGTAACAAGGTATCTGGTAAGTCAATTACAGCAACCGTATTTGCTTCAACAGCAGTTATGGACACAGCAACAGTAACAACTGGTGCTACACTAACAGATTTTGGAACAGCAACCTTCAAGGCTACTCTTCCAACAACTGGCACACGCTCACTTATTACATTTGCTCCAACAACATCAACAGATGCAGTTGCTGCAGCAGTAGTAGGTTTGACTGCTCCAACACTTGCACCATTTGCAGAGATTGCAGTTCGTGATCTAGTATCAGAACTTGCTGCTGAAAAGGCTGCAAAGGATGCAGCACTTGCTGCTAAGGCTGCTTCAGATGCAGCACTAGTTAAGGCAACTGCAGAGCATGTCGCTCTAATTGCTGCTGAGAAGGCTGCTTCTGCAAAGGCACTTGCTGATGCTAAGGTTGCTTCAGATAAGGCACTTGCTGATGCTAAGGTTGCACACGATGCAGTTGTTGCTAAGTTGACTGCAGATAATGCTGCAGCAGTTAAGTCAATCAAGGATGCATTTAACAAGTTGGCTCTTCAGTGGAACAAGAAGAATCCAAAGGCAAAGGTTACTCTAGTTAAGTAATTAGTCCAACAATTAGGGGAGCCATTAATTTGGCTCCCTTTTTTGTTATATCATTATGTCTAACTGAATAATTTGATATAATAGGCAAGAGGAGAGTCCACCACTTGAATAAACTCTTGCGTATATTTACAGTTTCTACACTTGCCTTTGCTTGGCTTCTTATAGCCCCTACAGAGGCTAATTCTGACGACCCTTTAACTGTTGCTGCTCAGGAAATACAAGAACTTAACGATAGCGTAGATGACCTTGGCTATCAAGATGATTTTATAGATCTTATAGAGATAGCAGAAAATAAGTTTGCCTCAGCCACAAATGCGAAGGAACTTAAAGATGATGCCTATGATGCCCACGAAGATGCAGTAGAGGCAGAAGCCACAGCCTTAGAAGCAAAGAACCTTGCCCAGTCAAATGTGGATGGTCAGACAGCCACAGTAGCCTTGGCCCTTGAACATAAAGACAACGCTCTTGAAGAAAAGAATGATGCTCAAGATGCACTAAGCATAGCCAATATTAATGTTCAAACCACTCAGTCAAATATGCAGGCTGCTGGAGGAACAGGTTTGGCATACACTGTTTATACTCTTGTTAGACAGGGTAATGTTGCTACCCCAGGATCTGTGCTTTGTTCTGGCACCTGGAACTCAAGCCACATGCAACTACCAGTTTGTGGTAACAGATACGAAAACTTTATAGTTAAGTTCACTGGTCAAATAACAGTACCGTCTTGGTTCACATCAACATATTTTGCAGGATATACAGACGATGGATTTAGAATGTATGTAGACGGGCAACTTGCTGTTGATAACTGGGTAGAGCAAGGGACAACTTGGAGCGATTATTCACCAGTATATGATGTTAGCGAAGACAAAACATTGAGTGTAGAGATTTGGTGGTATAACGGTGGAGGACCAGGATCTTATCATCTTGGATGGGCAATTCCTGGAGGATGGACTGGAGCAGGTTGTGACTATGCTGGAAATCCAAGAGTATGGGGACAAGACTTTAGTTGTAATCTTAATACATTTTCCTCTGGATCAGGACCAACCCAAGCACAGATAAATGCTTATAATGATGCTGTTGCAGCACAGGCTATAGCACAAACAAACTATAACAATAAATTGGCAGTATACAATGACAAACTAAGCGTATACAACTCTGAGAATACAACACTGTCATCAATGAATCAGGTTTTGCAAACCAAGACACAGGAACATCTTGATGCCATTGCAGATACAGAAGATGCTTTAGAGTTAAAGAATAGCAAAATACAAATATATAATCAATCAATAATTGATTTAAATAATGCTATTAGTGATGCATGGGAATATTATTATGAGCAATCAGAAAGAGAACTTAATGCTGCTATTGCTCAGGCAGCAGCCAACGCTGCAGCCAATCAGCCTACCCCAGAACCTTCTCCAGAACCAACCGAAGAGCCAACAGATGAACCAAGCCCAGAGCCTTCACCAGACCCAACAGATGAACCAACTGAAGAACCTACACCAGAGCCTTCTCCAGAGCCTACAGACGAGCCTACAGAAGACCCTAAGCCAGAGCCAACTGATGAGCCAACCCCAGATCCAGAAACAACAGAGGAGCCAGTAGTAGAGCCAACTGAAGAACCAACTCCAGAACCTACAGAAGAGCCAACTCCTGAACCAGAACCAACAACCAATCCTGAAATAGAAGATGAAGAGTTGGCTGCACTTATTCCTGAAAAGGGTACAGGAACATCAGAAGATTTATCTGGAGTTATTGCTAACCTTACAAGCAAGGATAATAAGTTAGTTACACTTTCACCTGAGCAAGTAGCAGCAGTTAGTCAAACCCTAAAGTCTTTGACACAAGAAGCAAAGGCAGAGATTGCTGGAGACCTTGGTATCAAGGCATCAGAAGTTGCACAGATTGCTGAGCAGATGAAAGATAACCCAGCACTTGCCTCAGCATTTGTTGAGTTCGCAGAAAGAGCAGGGGATGCAGGAGATTCTGCAATGCCATTTACATTAGCAGATGCAGTAACAGAAGTACAAACAGAAGCATTTCTGGCAGATCCACTAGGAGCAGTATTTAATATAGATTTTGACAAGGTGTTAAACCCAGCCGAATGGGGTAAGGATATGACTGACGACCAAAGAGAAAAGGTTCAGGAAGTCATAATTCCAGTAATTATAGTATCAAACATTGTTAGTTCTGTTATGTCAATAAGGAGGTTATAATAGGATGGTTATGAATAAAGTTAAAGAAAGTATAAGGGTGATTTTGGGCAAAATAAAGATGCCTAAAATTGCAATCCCTAAAATTAAAATCCCAAGCATTAAAATGCCAAAGTTCAAGATGCCGAAGGTCAATATTCCAAAAATATCTATTCCAAAGATTAAAATACCAACAATAGATATGGAAAAACTAAAAGCATATGGTGCAAAGTATTTTCCTATTATTAAAAAAATATTTGAAATTTTGGTAAAGATCGTTAAGGGATTTATTTCATGGCTTTGGAAAGCAGTTAAAGAAAGTATTGCTCAGGTTTGGACACTACTTGGATTCTTTATTGCATGGCTTACTCTTACAGGGACAGCACAGCAGGTAGTTGGAATGGCAACATTAATTGCTACTGCTATCTGGCTTATAACAATCCCATTGCGTGAAGACAAAGAAGAGTAGGGTAGTCACTGATATGAAAAAAATAGCAGCATTTTTATCAGTAGCAGTATTATCATTAATGTTAACTTCTTGCGGTATGCTAGAAAATAAGTATCGTTATCCTTGCCATGACCCTGCAAACTGGTATAATAAAGAGTGTAATCCACCAATCTGCCAAGCAGACGGATTATGCACTAAAGACATACTTGGTTTTGATCCTCTGGAGGGTGGAGTAAATGAGTAAAAAAAGATATACATCAGATGAACTAGATGCACGACTAAAGTTTTTTCTTGGTATGACACTAGGAACAATCTTGTTGTTTACAACAATGGGAATTTTATATGCCCTTGTTTTTGTAACACAACCAATTGGAGAGCAGTCAGAAAATGATAAGATGTTCTTTAACGTATTGTCATCTGTTGCAACATTTATTACTGGCACACTTGCTGGTATTTTAATTGGTAAAAATGGCGGGGGTTCAGATAACTCACAGCCTAATCAAGTATCTGAGCCTATGACTAATAGCGTTGTAGATGATCTTGATGACATTGATGATTTTATTGAATAAATAATACATTACTTGACACCCCTTCTGGGAACTGGTATACTTAAATATACCTAATCTGGGAGGGGTTTTGTCATGACCTGTATTGCTGTAGTTCGCCATGAAGATAAAGTTTACATGGCTGGAGATCGTGGAGCATCAGATGATGGCACTATTCTAGCACTTGAAGCACCAAAGGTTTGGAAGATAGGTCCATATTTAATTGGTTATGCAGGTGCAATGGACGGAGAAAGAATCCGTTATAATTTTAAACCAACTGCACCTAACATTAAAGATACAGATAGATTTATGCAGACAAGGTTTGTTAAAGAACTAAAAGAATTTTATAATGAGTTTTGGGTAGACACATCTAAAGATGGAGATCTTGGCTTGATCATTGCAGTTCGTGGACAAATCTATGAACATAGTTCTGCAGACATGTCTTTATCTAAATACACACTTCCTTATCTTGCAATGGGTTCTGGAGCAGAGTATGCTTATGGGGTTTTATATGCAACAGATAAGCAAAAAAATGCAAGGAACAGAGTTATACAAGCAGTAAATGCAGCCATTAAGTTTAACCCATCTTGTATGGGTCCAGTTGACGTAGTAAGTCTTTAGGAGTATACTTATATTATGTCTGAAGAGTGGGAAGAAATTTTAAATAACATACAAGATAAAGACTTAGACTATAAAGAGTTTGAGATTTGGCTTGAAAATGGAATTGAACGAGGATGGGTGACTGAACCGTTCTGTAATACCCATGAGGGTGATCCTTTTATGAATGAAGAAGAACAAAAAGAATGGGAAGAGGGCGGAGACCCTTGCCAGGTAGTAATTAAGATAAAAGAAACCTAAAAGAAACGGGGTCTACAATGTCTAAAGAAATTAATAATATTGTAATAGTTGGTGGTGGATCTGCTGGATGGATGAGCGCAGCAACAATGATAAAGGCTTTTCCTAATAAGTCAATAACAATAATTGAGCCTAAAAATGGAGAAACTATCGGTGTTGGTGAGTCTACACTTGCATGGTTTAAAAGATGGTCTACCTGGCTTGGCATAGATGAAAAAGATTTTATGCCTTCTACTGATGCTGTTTATAAATTAAGTATAAAGTTTACAGACTTTTATAAAAAAGACTCTGGTGGATTTCACTATCCTTTTGGAAACCCATATACTGAGGGAACACTACAAGGGGTATCTGACTGGTATATTAAAAAAATAAATAACCCAGACTTGCCTTTATCTGATTATGCAGAAACATTCTTTCCATCTATGGCTCTTGTTAATCAAAACAAGATAAACCTAAATACTTCTGGAAAACTTGGAAACTTTAATTTTAAACAAAACGCTGCATATCACTTTGATGCAACAAAATTTGCACTATGGCTTAAAGAAAAGTATTGCATACCTAGAGGTGTTAACTTAGTAACTGATGGAGTTATCTCTATAGAAACAGATGAAGATGGAATATCAAAACTTATTTTAGAAAATAATAAAGAAATTTCTGCAGATCTATATATAGACTGTACTGGATTTAAAAGTCTTCTGCTTGGACAATCTCTTAATGAAAAATTTGAAGACTATGGAGATGTTTTACCAAACAATAGAGCGTGGGCTACAAGAATTCCATATACAGATAAAGAAAAAGAAATGGAACCATACACAAACTGTACAGCAATTGAAAATGGATGGGTTTGGAATATACCATCTTGGGAAAGAATAGGAACTGGATATGTTTATAGTGATAAGTATGTATCTCCAGAAAATGCATTAAAACAATTTAAGACACATCTACGTTCATCAAAAATGACAATTGAAGATAAAGATAGAGATGTTGATTCTTACGAGTACAAAGATATAAAATTTAAAATTGGAATTCATGAAAGAACTTGGGTAAAAAATGTTGTAGCAATAGGACTTTCTGCTGGTTTTATTGAACCACTAGAAAGCAATGGTCTTTTCACAACCCATGAATTTTTAATGAAGTTAGTTAAATCTTTAAACAGAGGATCTTATACACAGTGGGATGCAGATGCCTACAATATGGCAACAAAAAGCCAATTTCTTTCTTTTATTGAGTTTGTTGGAATGCATTATGCTTTATCAGCAAGAGAAGATACTCAATACTGGAAAGATATATCAAAGAAAACATTTCAATATAAAGTTCCAGCATTAATTCCAAACATGGTTCATGGATTTCAAGAACTTGCCTATTCAAAACTTAACAATAATTCATACCAGTCAGATTCTGGAGTTCATTGCATAGCAACTGGACTTAATTATCTTCCAATTGATAAAAACACTTTAGAAGAGTGGAAAAACTTTTACGATATAGACTATGAAAAAGAACTAAGGTCTTCAAGAACATTTGAAAAACTTAAAAAATCTAGAGAGTCTTGGGAACTTGAGGCCTCTAATTCAAAGTCAATGTATCAATATTTAAAGGAAAATATATATAATACATAAATAGTTTTATGGTCTGTAACTCAGTTGGTAGAGTGGCGAACTGTTAATTCGCAAGTCGCAGGATCGAGGCCTGCCAGACCAGCAAAGCGAGTGTTGCATAATGGTAGTGCTTCTGCCTTCCAAGCAGATGGTGCCAGTTCAATTCTGGTCACTCGCTCCACGGCCCTATCTTCTAGTGGTTAGGATACCAGGCTTTCATCTTGGTGAGCAGAGTTCAATTCTCTGTAGGGCTACAAAAAGTTTGATATAATAGACTTATACCTGCCGAATGGGGGTATATTAACTTATTCGCTTGAAAGGGGAATAAAAATGGTAACAACAACCCTGGATCTATTCAATGATCCTTTTTTTATTGGCTTTAACAGAGAGTTAGGCCGTTTAAATACAGCACACAAAATCAATTCACAATCATATCCTCCATATGATCTTCTTAAACTAGATGATGATACATATAGAATTTCTTTAGCAATTGCTGGATTTTCAAAGGAAGATGTTAGTGTTTCAGTAGACAACGGAACCCTTGTTATTAAGGGTGAGATTGTAGAAGTAACAGATGCTGAAATTGTTCACAAGGGAATTGCAGGTAGAAAGTTTACTCGCACATTTGCTCTTGGAGAATATATGGAAGTAACTGGTGCAGAACTAAAGGATGGTATGCTACATATTAATGTAGATCGTGTTATTCCTGAAGATAAAAAGCCAAAAACTATTAAAATCAAGTAGTACAATATAAATGTCCCACACAGGACCTTAGTGATGGATTAGTTACCCATTGGATAGAGACCGTGGCGCAAGTCAGGTGAATTGCCTGTGTGGGGCATAATATTTTGCGGTATAATGACATTAATGACTGACAAAGAGTTGGACCATTATAAGAAGCAAGAGTTTAAAAAGATGCTTGCTAAAATAAAAGAAGACTCTGGCTGTGTAGACTGTGGAATAAATAATCATATTATATTAGATTTTGACCACATTAAAGATAAAAAATATAACATATCAAGAATGATCCATGATGGTTTTTCATGGAAGGCTATTAAGAAAGAAATTGAAAAATGTGAGGTTGTTTGTGCTAATTGTCATAGAATAAGAACACACAACAGGTTGACATCAAAAGCCTCATAATGATATAATAGAATATAATCCTAAAGGGGGAAACCATGGCAACAAAAGGAAGTCTAGAAGCAATCATTGAGGTTGCAAAGAAAGAAGTTGGAACCATTGAAGGTCCAAAAGATAACGAAACAAAGTATGGTAAGTGGACTGGAATGAACTTCCAACCATGGTGCCAATCATTTGTTTCATGGTGTGCATTTACATCTGGCTTAGATGCAAAGAAGTATCCTAAGTCTGCATCAACTGTTGCAGCAGCAGATTGGTTTAAGAAAAATGATCGCTGGGCAGATGCTCGTAACGATGACCCAACTCCTGGAGACTGGATCTATTTTGATTTCCCAGAAGATGGCGTAAATCGTATTTCACATGTTGGTCTTTGCATTAAGAACAACGGAAACGGAACCATTCAAGTTATTGAGGGCAACACTTCAGGAACTGCAAAGGGAGATCAGCGTAATGGTGGAATGTGCGTAGAAAAAACTCGTGCATACGTTAAGGACAATAAGTTAAAACTTATCAATGGAATTGTTGGTTGGGGTCGTCCAGTTTATACTGGCGAAGAAAACCTTCCACTTCTTTCTAAGGTTGGATCATCTGATGCTCCAGTTAAAGCACCTGCTCAAGCCTCTTCAACACCTGCAGCGCCTGCAGTTAAAAAAGAGTTTAAGCAGTTTAAAGAAGGCGCAAAAGGTTCACCTGTTAAAAAGATTCAAGAAGCACTTGGTTTAAAGGCTGATGGGGTTTTTGGTCCAGGAACATCTAAGGCAGTTAAAGATTTTCAATCTAAGTCTAAACTTCCAGCAACTGGAATTGTAGATTTAAAAACATATAAGGCTATTTTGAAGTAATGCCAGTATATGAATACAAATGTACAGGACAATGTTCTGAAGTTGTAATCAAACAAAGATCTATTAAGGATGCCGATCCAGGGTATGAGTGTGAAACTTGCACTCTACCACTGGAACGTGTATACTCTAATGTAACAGCAGTATTCAACGGTAGTGGATTTTATTCCACTGATAACAGAAAGTAGCGGTATAATGTTTACAATGATTAAGGATGAAGTAAAAGAAGAATGGCAACTATCACCTCATGACAGATGTGACAGATGTAGTGCAGAAGCGCTTGTAAAAGTTACTGGACTAAGCGGAGAATTACTTTTTTGCGGTCATCACTATAACAAGGTTATGGATAATCCTGAAGGATATAAGAAGATGATTTCTTTTGCAATAACCGTCCTTGATGAAAGACATAAACTTGTTGAGAACAAGTCAAAGGGGGAAGACTACTAATGACTAGGGAAAACAGCAAATACGAAAACCAACAAGCAGAAGATGAACTATGGCAAGGATATACAATGCTTTCTTATTTAATAATTTGGCCTTTAAGTTTTGCTATCTTGTTTATATTTAACGACATTATAAACATTCTACCTTGGTGGACTTGGATCACTTTATTTCCAATGTTTTTGCTTTTATTCCCACTTTTTGTAGGGTCAAGACTTAACAAGTGGCATATTGAATCAAGATTACCAATTGCAGGAAAGGATTACTAATGTATGAATATTATGTAAGAAAAGTAGAGAACGTAGTAGATGGAGATACTATTGACGTTCTTATTGATTTAGGGTTTGATATTTTGTTTCAATCCCGTGTTAGATTGGCTGGTATTGATACCCCTGAGTCTCGTACCAAAGATCTTAAAGAGAAGGCTCTTGGTCTTGAGTCTAAAGAGTACCTAAAGAAGGCTCTAAAGGATGCTAAGTCTGTTGTTATTAAGACTGAGAAGATGGATTCATCTGAGAAGTATGGTCGCATTTTAGGCTGGGTATATATTAATGGAGACACAGTGTCTCTTAACGACATGATGATCAATGATGGCTATGCCTGGGGATACCTTGGAGATACTAAAGTAAAAGATTTTGAGGCACTTAAAAAGGCTAGACTAAAATCAGGTAAGTAATGGATATAAAAAGTCAAGCCTTGTTAGAGCATTTAATTATTCAAGGTGCAATTGAGATATCTGGTATTGATCAATCTGGAGAGATGACATACTCAATTACTGATAAATTACAAGAGGTTCATCCAGAACTGTATATGGAACTTAAAGATGAGTTTGAGTATAATATGTTTGAGATGATCAATCAAGGGCCAAAGACTATGACATGGAAGATTAGAGCAAGATAAATGAAAATGATTCTTTATTTTACTGCTGATTGGTGTAATCCTTGTAAAAAAACAAGGCCAATTGTTGAAGAGTTAAACCGTGAGCAAATCATGGCTAAATTTTTTGTCATTGATGTTGATTCAGAAATTGAAATGACTCAAGACTTTGAAATTAAATCTGTACCTACCTTTGTTTTAATGAAAGATAACTCTGAGATTCATCGTGTAACTGGTGCACAAACAAGACAGCAATTAGAGGAGTTGGTTAGGTATGAGCAGTCCTGAAGATGATCTAATCAATAATCTAATACTTCAAGGTGCTTTAGAGGTTGCTGGATTAGATGCTGAAACTGGAGAGTTCCTATATGCCGTAACTCCTAAACTGCAAGAGGTTATGCCAGACATGTACGAGGATCACCTTAAAGTAGTCAACAAAGACCTATTAAATTTATGGGAAAAAGGCTATTTAAACATTGACTTTTTTTTACCAGATCCAATAGTTACTGTATCAAAAAAGGGTCTTGATAAAGATGAGATTTCTAAACTAAGTAAGCCAGAAATCTGGGCACTAGAAGAAGTCAAAAGACTGCTAAAGTACTAAAGTCTGATATAATCAGTATATAAACTAGGAGGATTGTTATGCCATACAGAGTTGGAGCCAAAGGTTCTTTTGGGTGTTCTGGATACCCTGCACTAAAAGAAGGCACAAATGAAGTTATGGGTTGTCACACCACTCGTGCTGAGGCTGCTGCACAGATTTATGCAATCAATCGCTCTGAAGGCAACATAGGAAAAAGTATGCATGAAATTAAAGAAGGCGACTTTGTTATGGGAATGACTTCTGAAGGAATGGTTCATGGAGTTGTAGAGCACATCATGATAGAAGGCGGAGTCTATGGGGTTCCTGGAACAGAATATGCAATTCAGTCTATGCCACCAGAAAATCCAGCAATGGCTGTTAGAATTTATAAAGAAGAAGATGGTAAATGGGAGCCAACTGCATATAGTATTGGAATGATGTACAAGGATGCACAGGTTGTAGATATAAACAACCACACTATGGAAGATGATAAAGAAGAAATGGATTCAGAAATTGCAATGGCAATGTATGATTCATCAATTGGAAAATCACAAGAAATGGAAGATGAAATGGAAAAAGCAAAAAAGCCTAACTATGGTGAAATGATTCAACCACGTCGTGGTGGTTCAACACCTTCTAACCCACGACTTTATGCAAGAGTTGTACAGGCAGCAAAAGATAAGTTTGATGTGTATCCTTCTGCAGTTGCAAACTCTTGGGTTGTTCAAGAATACAAGCGTCGTGGTGGAACATATAAATCTGAAAAAGAATTGGGATCAGATAATTTTTGGAATGGATTTTTAAAATAATGCCAAAGAAAAAAGCACAATCGTTTAATTCAACACAGATTAAAGATGGAAAGATTGTTCGTATGAATAAAAACG